ATCCTTATCAGTTGCATAACCATAAATTTTTGTCTAACTTTTTGGGGTCAGATCAATGCGGATATGGTAGCGATTATTATTTTATACGTTTATACAAAATGTATCATCTCCTTTTACAAACTACATTTTATAACTTATATAGATATATTTTATCAAAAAATAATTTTATACATAAAATTATTAGAATTATGAAAATATACATGTTGTATCATTTTAGCTTTATTATCTATTTATGTCAATATTTTTTAATGTATTTTATTCCATACAAAGTTATGTCAACACATATTGTCTAACGGCAAGACATTCGTTTCCACTCGAAAATGAAAGTCCGACTCTTTCTATGTGTTTTCAGACAGTCACCATGGCTGTCTTTTTAATTGAACAAATAATTTTGAAAATGAAAGGATGGTGGCAACATGCCAAGAAAAAAATCACAATCATCCGGCAATAAACCGTTGCCAGCCAATCAGCAAAAGGGCGAAAAGGAATGTAGCTTTTGTCACAATCATAAAAAGCTAACAGAGTTTTATATAAGCAAGAGTCCCTTATTTTCAGTGGATGGTCGTGTTCCTGTTTGTAAAGACTGTGTAATTAATGAGTCTTTAAATGCAGACGGAACTGTAAATGAATTGGAATTAAATAAGATATTAAAGAAAATTGATCGTCCATATTATAAAGACTTAATCGAAAGCGCAATAAACGGATTTAAAAAAGAACATTCATATGTTGAAGATGATAAAGTTATATTTTACGGAAAAGAAATTTTACAACGATATTTTCGACTAATAGCCATGAGGCAGGATAGAGACAAGTCGTATGAAGACTCTGAGAAAGATGATTTCGTTCATAAAACAAGTAATACTCCGCAAAGCACAAAGGAAAAAATTGCTCAAAAATACGCAGATATAAAAGAAAATAAACCATACCAAAATGATCCACAAAAGCAAAATTCAGATGTCAAATGGACTAAAGAAGATAAACAAAATATGAAATATATCATTTCTAAACTTGGTTACGATCCATTTGAAGATGTTGGATTAGATGAATTTGATAGAAAATATTGTTTTAACTTATTATCTGGATATTTTGATACTCCTGGAATATTAGAAGATGGACATAAAAAACAATGTGTAATTGAAATAACTATGTCTTATTGTCAGTGTCGAAAAATTACTGATGAACTTAATACAGAACTTTCCAAGCCAGATTCTAATGAAAAAAGAATAACATCTTTAACAAATGCTAAGTCCTCTCTTCTATCCTCTATAGCAACAATAGCGAAGGATAACAATATTTCTTCTAATTACAATAAAAATTCTAATCAAGGACAAGATTCTATATCTTCCATGATGAAGGAAATGGAGAAGAATGGTTTTCAAGAAATTCAAGTGAATCTATTTGATATAAAAACAAGTGAAGCATTTAAGCAAATAGATAATATAAGCAATCAGAATATAGCAAATCAGCTTACACTTGATAACAATGAATACAGTGATATTGTCAAAGAACAGAGGGATATAATTAAAAGTCTTGAATCAGAAGTTGATCGACTAAAAGAGGAAAATAGAAATCTTAAAAATCAGATAATTGATTTAGAAAACAAAAAGAGGTGACATGAATGGAAATATATAAACCAATGTCATCTAAAGAACTAAGTCAGCGAAAAATCGAAGAATATTCTAAAATGTCTCGTATAGTTCAGTGGGGGCGAAAAAATCCCGTGAAATTTTGCGAGACTTTTTTCGGACTAAAATTAATTGACTATCAAGCATATTGCTTTATGCGAACATGGATAGTCCAATATGCATTGTGGGCTGAGTGTCGTGGTGCAGGAAAAGATACTTTGGCGGCTGCTTATTTCATGACAAGATTATTACTTATTCCTGATTACAGTCTATATATTAGTTCCAATACATATGCACAGTCTGTAGAATCTTTTAACAAACTGCGTGATATTGCTTTAAAGAGAATCCCAAATTTTAAAAGTGCAACGGATATATTTGCAAGGGAGGTAGATAAGACTGGCAGTAATAGTGAAACAGGCTTTTTACAGGCTCCTACTTGTAAATTCAGAATATATAACAACTCAAAAATGGAAGCATTATCTTCTAACCTTGAGGCTATCCGTGGTAAACGTGGTGCTGTATGGTTTAATGAAACGGCTTGGAAAACTGCCGAAGAATTAGCTGTCGTAGAAAATTTTGCAAATGTTGATTCAAGTTTCTCAACTTCTACTGAAAAAGTAAGATACATTGAACCACAGCAAATGCCGTTGCAGATTTTATATACATCCAGTGTTGGTGATGTGACATATCCTTTCTTTGATAAGTACAAAACATTTTATAAAAAAATGTTGGTTGGAAATAGCAATTATTTCTGCTTTGATATAAATGCTTATGATGTATTATATCACTCTACTATTGATGGTACTCCTATTAAATCTCACCTTACAGAAGATAAGATTATGAAGGACATAGAAGAAGATCCTGATAACGCAGATGTTGAATTATTTAATAAATTCAGAAAAGGTGGCGGCTCTAATGCAGTTGTTACTATGGATGAGTTAATCAGAAATTCAACAACACGAAAACCTCTTCTATATAATGATACAGGCAAAAAGAAATTCATATTTTGTTATGATCCAGCACGAAATTTTGATGGTAGTGTTTTATCAATTTTTCAAGTAATCAACGATAAAAATGTTGGATATAAATTGCGATTAGAAAATGTTGTATCTATGGTTGATCAGAATGCTAAAAATAAAACTCCTCTTCCAATGCCAGCGCAGTTAGAAATTATTAAGGATTTAATGATTAAATATAATGGAGAACGTGCTGCGGAGTGGGAAAATATTGAATTTTATATTGATGCTGGTTCGGGTGGCGGAGGCATAAGTGCAGTTGCGGATCAGTTAATGGATGATTGGGTTGATAAATATGGCGGAAAGCACAGAGGTATTATTGATCCAGAACATAAACAATATGAAGCGGCACGAAAAAAATATACTAATGCAATGCCAATAGTCCATCTTATAGACCCACAGGGATATAAAAAAATAATGTATGATGCAGTATCAAAAATGGTTAAACTAAACCTCATTGAATTTGCTAATTATGATAATAAAGATTATATCATGGTTGAAAATAAAGATGGTAGTTTTGATACAGTACAATTAACACAAGAAGAACATTTAGCATTAGCACAAATGCATATTGCAAAAATGCAATTATCATATATGTGTAGATACGATACACCCAATGGTGGCGTTACCTATGAATTAGCAAAAGATAAAAAGGGGCATGATGACCACGCCTATACAATGGCTGAAGGTGGTTATGCACTCGCCAGATTACGAAGAGTTGATTTATTAACTGATCATAATAAGAAAAAAACAAGTCTTGAACACGCTCCAACATTTGCGTCAAGTATAGATTTTTAGAAAGGATGGTGATAAACGAGAATGTCAGAAGAAATAAAATCTGAAACAGATAATATTCAGGAGCACTCCAATGAGGATTTTGATGTTATCTTTGTTTCAAAAACAGATGATGGTACAGTAGTTGCTACTACCCCATTGTCAATTCGTGATCAGAAATTCCAGCTTGCATTAAGCCAGTATGACCCAGAGAACAAAAAGTATTCTGTATATCTTAATGAAGGTATATCACCATCTAAATCAATATCCGTTGAAGAAATCGAAGAACTTTCAACCAATACTCAGAATGATTTGAATAAGGTTTTAAGGATAAATGCTTATAATAGAAAACTCATTAACAAAAATGATATTGTTGGAAAGACGGTAGAATCAATTGATACAAATATCAATACAGAGATTAAACTTACATACGGAAATGTTGACGAGGGAAGAAATAAGAAAAAGAAGTTAGAGGAATGTAAACGGTTTATTAAGGATTTTAATACTTCTATCAAAGTACAGCAGTTGACCAGAAATGCAATTACCACTTCTTATGTTGAGGGTAACTGGATTTCTTATTTGCGTCATGAGAATAAAGATAATTATACAGTAGATATTTACCCATTGGGCGTTTGTGAAATCACAGAAACAATGATAAACGGAGAGCCTGTTATATGGTTTAATATTAAAGAATTACGCAAAAGATTACAAAAAGTATATCGAAAAACCAAGAAGAAGAAGCCTCTGATGTTTGAAAATATGGAAGAAGAGGTAAAGAACAGTTATCCAAAAGAAGTCTATGAAGCGTTCGTGAATAAAGAGGATTATGCTGTTTTAGATAATAAATATACCGGCATTATTCGTATCAATAATCTTAACCGTAAATATGGTGTTTCTCCTATTTTGAGGGCATATACAGATTTGAGTATGCTTGATACCTTTGCAGATTCAGATAGGATAAATAGCAAGGCGAAAGCAAAAAAGATTATTCACCAGAAAATGCGTAAGGAAACTATGGGACAGGATTACAATAAAGATTTCTTCCCAGAAGTAAGTTATGCACACTCTAACTTTATGGATGCTTTTAAGCAGAATACGGTTGTTGTTACTTCTCCTCCTACTGTTGAGGAGATTTCTTATGTGGAGCCAAAAGTAGAAATGACTTCTAAGGATACTTATAATATCTATCGCTCAAAGGTGTTGTCTACTCTTGGAATACAATTTTTAATGGATAGTGGATCACAGTCTGTTTCTACTGCTTCTATTTCTGTGACACAGCTTATGCGTACAATCAACGCAATATCTGAACAGTTAGAAGACATTTTGAAGAAATGGTATCGTCAGATTATCTTAGATAACGGATTTACATTGGACTATACACCTGATGTAAATGTTATTGATACAGAGCAGCTAGAAGCGGAGTTAAAACATTCGTTGGCTACTCTTCTATTCAGTACAATGAACTGTTCCTACGCTACTGCTTTTGAAATTCTTGGATTGGATATCAATGACGAAGTACAGAAACGTACAATGGAAAATGAGAAAAACTATGATGAAATATTTAGACCTCATGGAAGTCAGTACACTAATTCTGAGAAACAGAATCCAGAAGATAATAAGGGTGGTCGCCCTGCTGATTCTAACAATAAAGTCAAGCAACAATATGATAAGACCAGACAGGAGGCATTGTAATAGTGGATTATATAGTTAATTGCCCCTATTGTGGCAAACAAATAAAAATATCTATTGATGGTAGTGGTGATGCCACTGCTTTTTTATTGGATAAAAATAAGATTTCTCTAAATGAATTATTTCAGAAAACGGGAATTGAATTAGGAATCGTTGAAAGCGAGGAATGTGATTAATGGAATTTGAAAAAATATGTTTTTCATCTAAAGCCATTGATATTGCTGAGAACGATTTATATTTGGAGATTACTAACAGGCTTTGCTACTACGATGATAAAAACTTGAATAATGTAATGCTCCCATATAAAGGTTTTGAAGAGTCTGCTTTAGAAAACGCAAAATCTCTTATAAATATGCCTGTGCAAGCCAAGTATAAGAAAATAAATAACATGGATGACCTTGGAAGCCACGAAATGCACGTTCTTCCAAATGGAGAAGTAGAGTTTCTTACAGAGAGCATCGGGACACATATTTCTATTGAAATAAAAGATGATACTGTGACTACTGTTTCTGGTGACACTAAAACTCTTCCATGTTTATTTGCTAAATGTCGTATATGGAAAAGAAACTCTAACATGATTGCTGCCGTTAAAAGATTGTATGAATCTGATGGTGGTCTAAATTCAAGTTGGGAGATTTCTACTTCTGAATATGAGTATAAAGCAGGTGTAAAAATTCTAAAGGACTATGCTTTTCTTGCTAATACTTTCTTGGGCAGTACAACTACTCCTGCCTACAATGGCACATCAAAAGCAATATCACTATCTTCTCTTAGTGAAGATGAATTACTGGTTGCAGAAGCTCTAAGTCTTGATTTATCGGAAAATCAAACAGGAACTTTTGACATAAATAAAGAACTCGAAAAGGAGGAAAATAGTTTGAAGAAAGACAAAAATGTTGTTTTATCTTCTGAAAATAATGCGGAAGCAGTATCAACAAATACAGAAAATGTATCTGATAACGCAACTGATGTAACTAATGCTGAAAGTGCTACTGCTGAAGCAGAAGTTAAAGAAGATAAAAATGATGTAACTGATGATAATACACCTATTGAAACGTCTGCTCTTACTTCTTATGATTTGAGAGTGCGGATTTCAAAGGCGTGTCGAGATAAATATGATGACTGGTGTTGGGTTGCATATTTGTTTCCAGAGGAACACGAAGTATGGTGTGAATACGATGGTGAGTCTGAATTAGATTATCTAAAATTTACATATACAGTTGAAAATGATGTGGTAACTGTTTCTGAACCAGTAAAAGTATCTTTGACTGTATCTATTAAGGATATCAACACCACCATTTCTGAATATGAAAAAACAATTACAGAAAAAGATGATCTAATCGTAAAGGCGAGTTCTGAGATCACTTCTCTTAAATCTGAAAACACTGAACTGTCTCAGTATAAAGAAAAATTCACACAGATGGAACAGGAAAAGGTAGCTGCTGAATTGGCACAGAAAAAGGAAGATTTGATTGCTTCCGTTGTTAAGTCTGGTCAGATTACAAGAGAAGAAATTGAAGAATCAGAAGAGTTTTCTGTATATGTTGAAAATTTGGATAAGAAATCTCTTATGGCTATTGTTGGTGAGAGATTGTCTGCATCAGTAGATAAGAAGAATGATACAGAGGTTGAAACTTCTGAAACGAAAAATGATGTTCACGTAGCTTCAAATCTAAATACTGATGATGAAGTCGTGGACGGTGCAACTATTATGAGAAACTTTTTAAGGAAATAAGGAGGATATTTTATATGCTTAGAGAATTACAGGTAACCAAAGACAAGCCAGCAAATTCTATGTATAAGTCTGGTGAAGAGAAAATTGTAACTGGTATGGCAGTTGTTAAGAATGAGACAAATAAGACATTTGAATTTGCTTCTGCCACTACTGCTACAGATGTATTTTTTGTAGATAAGGAGCGTGTTCCTAGTGGTATTAATGCTGCAAGAGGAGATATGTCTGATTATGATGAGGATTTTGTAACACTCAAAGGGAATGAGTTTGGAAAGTTAATTGCTTATTATCCCGGGGAAAGATTTGCAACTGACCAGTATACCGAAACTGGGTTGGTAGAAGGCGTTCGTGTTGCAGCGGGAGCCGATGGTAAATTGGCAAAAGCAACAGTGACATCCAGATATGTGTTTAAGGGTTTCTGGACTGATAATGGTCACAAACTGGCTGTGATCGAGGTGTCTGATACAGCGATTGCTAATTCTTAATAATAAACAGAAGATTTGAAAGGAGAACATATATATGTCTTTAAAAATTGAAGTTGCCGAGCTTATGGAAAAGCCAGGCGTTATGTATGACGTTGCTGAAAAAGTAGAATATAAGAGAAATCTAAGCACAGAGGAAAAAGAAATTTATGAAATTTCTGATGCATGGTGCAAAGAAATCGGGAAAACGGGCTGCGATGAGAAAAAAGAAATCGCAGCCTTTGTTAATAAGGTAGTTAATGAGGAAATTTACAACGCTCCTGATGAACTGCTTGATTCTATGTTTGATAGAGGTTCTATTGGAGAGTTTGACGATGAGGAATTCACCAAGACTCCAAAGAATACGCTTGAAGCGCATGAAGCCGCAAAGGGCGGTACTGTAGATAGAAGTTATATTGACTTCACTGCTGTTAAGCCTATTGTGAGAAACCGCCAGATTGAAACTGACCTTTCTTATGTGGATCTGAGAAAGAACGGGTTTAAGTCTGTCG